AAAATCCAGGTTCTAAATTATCTACAGCAGTTACCGAAAAAAATCCTACAGGAAAAAGAGCATCAAGAAGAAAATCTTTTTGTGCTAGAAGTGCAGGACAAATGAAACAATTTCCTAAAGCTGCCAAGGACCCCAATTCAAGATTAAGACAGGCTCGTAAACGTTGGAGATGTTAAATGGAGATAAGCGATAAGACAACAGTCGGTATGCCAATTAGAAATTTAATTTCTATTGTCACTGCGGTAGCACTGGGAGTCTATGCTTATTTCGGAATAGTCGAAACCCTTAATCAACATTCTACTCGATTAGAGTTAATGGAAAAAGATGTGGAGTTAAACACAGAGTTTCGAATTAAATGGCCCAGAGGTTTAATGGGTAATCTACCTGCGGATGATGAACAATATATGTTATTAGAATTCCTATCAGGACAAGTTGAAAAACAACAAGCGACTTTAGATGAAAATGCTGACACGAAAATTATGATTAAACATTTGGAAGAAATGGTAGATCAGCTAGAAAAAGATGTTGAAAAATTAAAAGATGCAACAAGAGAAATTAAGTTTGCAAACGGTAATGGAAACGGTGGCTACTGATGTGGAAAGTAGTTATTGTTCTTTGTCTATTTAGTAACAATGGTGAATTATTAGAGCACACTTACACAGAAAGTGTTAGTGATTGTTTAGAGAAAAAACGTATAATGAAACGTAATATGGGTCCAACAGTATTAATTACTTGTGGTGAAGCAGAGGCGGAGCTAGAGGAAATTCAAGGTAGAATATTCGTAAAAAGCATTCGCAAAATGGAACATTAATGGTATAAGAGATTATGCAAATAGATAAATTTAAAGATTATAGTGGATTATTATTAAGATGGACTTTAATCGTAGTTTCTATCTCTTTTGCATGGTCTAATCTAGATAACAGAGTTTCTAATCTTGAAGCTGATGTAATTCCTATTTCTAAAAAAATAGATTTTTTAGTTGAGGCTAATCAAGCTATGATGCTTGATATAGCAGTGATAAAAGAAAAAGTCATGCAACTAGAGAATAAAGTAGATAAGCCATAGTTATGGCTAAAAAACAAACAGACTCTTCCAAAATAATTGAACATGTAGCTAAAAAGACTACAATTGGTGATGGTAGGATAAGTTGGTCTACTATGAATAAACATAAAAGACGCAACTTTAAACAATATAGAGGTCAAGGTAGATAATGTCTATTTCTAGGTCTCAAATGCAACAACAAGTATCTACAGGAGGTAGAGCAATGAATAAAAAACTAAAACCTGTTCCACCAAAAAACAAAGGATTAAAAAAATTACCCACTAAAATAAGAAACAAAATGGGCTTTATGAAAAAAGGTGGTAAAGTAAAATAAATGTGTAAATGTAATGAAGATTACACTTGTATATGTGGACTTGAGTTAGAAGAAGATAATAAAAATGGGTAAATTATGTGCAAAAGGTAAAGCGGCCGCTAAGAGAAAATTCGATGTCTATCCTAGCGCATACGCAAATATGTACGCTAGTGCTGTTTGTTCAGGAAAAGTAAAACCTGGTGGAAAAACAAACAAAGATTCTCAAAAAAGAAAAAAAGTTTCTAACTACAATCAAGGAGGAATTGCCAAAGGTTGTGGTGGAATAATGGAAAATAAAAGAAAAGTAACAAAGAGATTTTAATGGCTAAAAACGGTCTACGTAAATGGGTCAAAGAAAAGTGGGTCGATATTGCTAATCCACGGTCCGACGGTTCGTATCCAGCGTGTGGTCGATCAGGTGAAGAGAAAAGAAAAAAATATCCTAAATGTGTTCCTATAGCCAAAGCAAGAGCCATGTCTAAAGGACAGAAAAGATCAGCAGTTAGTCGTAAACAAGAGGTCTCTAATAAAGGACCAAAACCTTCTATGGTTAAAACAATTGTCAAGAAAAAGAAAAGCTGAAGAAATAAAAAAAGACGTTATTCAATGGTCTAAAACGGTTTTAGAACCGATGAATAAACATTTAGGTTTTCCAGCATGTCCTTTTGCAGCTAAATGGAGAAAAGACGATAAATTACGAATTGAAGTTCGTATGGATAAATCTAAGTATGAAAAGCAATTAACTGATGTCATTAAATCTTGGAATAAGAAACAACACGATATTATTGTTTATTGTGACCCCTTTTGGGAGCAATATTCACCCGAACAGTTTCAAGAAAAAATAGATTTTTACAATAAGACCTATAATCGACGCGACGTGTATTTTATGGGCTTTCACCCTAAAACACCTGCTAATCCTGATAGTGAAGCTTTTCTTTGTGATCCCACCGAAGAACCTGTAGAACATTCTGGTTTAGAATATTCGATGATGTTAATACAGAAGTTTAAACAGCTCTATGAAGCAAGTTGCAAACTTCATAAGATAGGCTATTATGAGAAATGGCCAAAAGACTATTATGAAGAAGTAGTAGCTGAACGCCAACATATATATGAAAAACTTTTTAAAAAAGGAGTAAAACCATGATGAAAAAGAAACAAGTGTTAAAAAAACGTGGTGGTGGTATGATGAAGAAACGTGGTGGTGGTATGATGAAGAAAATGAAAAAAGGTGGAGAAGCCATTAGTCAACGTAAAAAATTAGCAATGGGAATGTAATTAATCATGGCTACATCAGGAACAACAGCTTTTAATTTAGACATTGATGATGTCATTGAAGACGCATATGAAAGATGTGGCCTTGAAACACGTTCTGGTTATGACCTAAACTCAGCACGTAGAAGTCTAAATATTTTATTTCAAGAATGGATGAATAGAGGAATACATCTTTGGAAAGTAGAAAATCAAACAACTAATTTAGTTGCTGGAACAACAACTTACACTGCTCCTAGTGATGCCAGTGATGTTTTAGAAATGACATTTAGAAGTGGAACAGGAACAAATACTATTGATACGACAATGTCAAAAATATCTCGATCAGAGTATCAAGCTATTCCTAATAAATTTTCTCAAGGTCAACCTACACAATATTATGTAGAGAGAAATTTGTCGAATGTAGTAGTTAATCTTTATCAAACACCTGACACTACTGGTACGCAAATCAATTACAACTATATTGGAAGAATAGAGGATGCTGGTTCTTATACTAATCAGCCTGACGCTCCTTTTAGATTTCTTCCTTGCATGGTGTCAGGATTAGCTTTTTATTTATCACAAAAGAAAAATCCTCAAATGACTCAAAGTTTAAAACTTTACTATGAGGATGAGTTACAAAGAGCTTTAACAGAAGACGGTCAGAGATCCTCGGTTCATATTGTTCCTCAAAACTATTATATAGGATCGTAAGATGGCTGTATTTGCTTCTGGTAAATATGCTCTAGCGATTTGTGATCGATGTGGTCAGCAATATAAATTTTTACAATTAAAAAAAGAATGGAATGGGTTACAAGTTTGCCCAGAATGTTATGAACCAAAACACCCTCAATTAAAGCCTAAAAATGATTCCGCTGATGCTCAAGCGTTGTCTTGGTCAAGACCTGCAAGAAAAGAACCCATTACTGTTTATGTTGGAGCCCCAGGAGACAGTGCTTTTGAGTCTAATGGAATGCAACCGTCAACAGAAAGCAAAAAGTTGATAATTACTACGAAAGTTGGTAATGTCACAGTGAGCACATCATGAATTATTCTGAACTTTTAACTAATGTAAGAAACTACACAGAAGTTGGATCTGAAGTATTATCAGACTCAATTATTAATATTTTTATTGAAAATATTGAAAATAGAATTCAAAGAGAAATAGACATTGATGCTTTTCGAAAATTTCAATTCTCTAGTTTTACTATAGGAAGTCCTTTTATCACCATGCCTGATGATTTTGCTTTTGAGCGTGCTGTTCAAATAAAAGATCAAATAACAGGTGATCGAACATGGTTAGAACAAAGAGATACAACATTTATTGATGAATATAATAAAGATCGTTCCGATACAGGAACCCCTAAATACTACGCAAACTGGGATCAGAATACGATGATCTTTGCTCCTACACCTGATGTAGCCTATGAGATTGAATTATGGTACAACAAAACACCTGATCATTTATCTAGTTCCAACACAACTACTTGGTTATCTACTAACGCACCCGAAGTTTTAATTTATGGCACAACAGCAGAAGCTTTTTCCTACTTGAAAAATCCTCCATATGTGCAATTATACGAACAAAAGTATGCTCAAGCAGTGCAAAATTTAGCACAAACTCAAATGGGCAGAAAACGTAGGGATGAGTATGGAAATGGTGTCTTACGAATTCCCATGAAATCGGTAACACCATAACGGAGATAAACAAAGATGGCAATTACACAAGCAGTCTGTGATAGTTTTAAAGTTGAACTATTAGAAGGTGAACACGATTTTCGTGCTTCTGGTGGTGACGCTTTTAAATTAGCTCTGTACGATGCTTCAGCAACATTAAGTAATACTACTACTGCATATTCCGCAACTAACGAAGTTAGTGCTTCAGGAACTTACTCTGCAGGTGGTGGTACTTTAACTAATGCTGGTGCTGCGGGTACAGGTGCAACAGCATTTATTGATTTCAGTGATTTAAGTTTTACCAGTGCTACAATTTCAGCACAAGCAGCCGTTATCTATAACTCCAATGCTTCTGCAACAACAAATACAAATGCAGCAGTAA